GAACGCCGGCACCACCCCGAATGCCCGTGCCGAACCGACGACGAGCCCGCGCACGAGGAGTGCCTCGGTGTTCACGGTGGCGCGGGCGGCTACCGCGACTGCAACGGCAACCCCATCTGACCACCCACACCACCGGGAGCCCCGACATGCCGAAGCAGTCCACGTGCCCGCACTGTCTCCACACCGGCGGCCACCACGTGCAGTGCCCCCACTTCTAACCCCGCCCCGCACCCCGACCTGAACGGAGCACTCTCATGCCTAGCCCGATACCCGCCCTCAGCATCTACAACGACGGCGGCTACAGCGACACCGACCGCATCGCCGCCCTCGCCTTGCGTACCCCGCTCCTGATGCTGCTGCACACCGTGCCGCCCGACGAGCGCGCCCAGTGGCTGGCCTCGCTCGCGGAAGGGCTGCGGTACGGGGTAACCCAGGGCGTCGAACCGGACCGGTCGTCGGCCGCCTACAAGGTGGGGCAGCGAATGGCGCTGATGATCACAGAGGAGGGGCATGCGTGATGCGAGAGGACAGCGATTGGCCCGACCTGACCCCCGCCCCCCACTACGAGGGGCTGAAGGCCGGAGACCAGATACGTGTCTTGTGGACGGAAGACAGCGCACCCATTCCGGCTGTGGTGGTTGGGGCCTGTGTGTTCGGGGCGCTTGTCGAGGTCGATCCGACTGATGATCCGGCATGGTCGTGTGGCCCGTTCGAGATGTATGTGACGCAGCAGTGCCCCGATGGATCGTGGGCGCGCTAAGCCAGGCCCGCCCGCCTGACCTCCCGACACGACAGGATGAACCGCATGAACCCGCACCTCTGGTACGACCGCGAAGGCCAGCCCATCGACGTCGAGAAGGCGGACACCCTCCTCGGCAACCCCGACTACAAGCGTGTTGGGCTCACCGAGATCACCTCGGCCAGCAACCCGGACACTAGCTACCGGGTCTCCACCGTGTGGCTCGGCGTCAACCACGCCTTCGGGGGAGGGCCGCCGATCATCTTCGAGACGATGGTGTTCGGCCCCGAGAACACCGACGAGTACATGCAGCGGTACGCCACCGAGGCGGAGGCGCGCGCCGGGCACGCCGAGACCGTCACGGTCGTCGCTGCCACGGTGCCCGACGAGACTGTCACCGATCTCGACGGCTGGCCCAAGACCGCCTGACCCCGCCTGCATGTCGAAGGCCCTCCTCCCGCCAGGGAAGAGGGCCCTCCGCTGTTTCGCCTTCACACAGTGCGCACATCCGATAACGTCCCCCACCACACACGCCACCCTCGGGGGACCCATGCACCATCCACCCGCCCGCCGCCCCATGTACCCGCAACCCTGGCAACGCTGGGCCTGGGCAGCCCTGCCCGCCATCAGCGCCACCGCGCTCACGTTCGTGCCGTTCATCGTCGCCTGGCGCCGAGGCCACGTCGGCTGGCGCACCCTCGCCGTCTACACGCTGCTCAGCGGCATCACCATCGCCACCGCCCTCACCGAAGTCGACATCCACCAATGGGGCAGGCTCTGGCGCGAAGTCATCCGCTACACGGCGTGGGCCTACCTCATCACCGGGGTCGTCCACGTCGCGCTTCTTGACTGGCCGCGAGGAAAGAAGGCCACCCTCAAGGCGTAGGCGTGAGCCGGACATGCGTGGGGCCCTGGAGCCGCCACAAGCCCCGAGGCCCCACTGCCCGCCACCACAGCGGTTCATGCACCCTGACACCCAGCAGTGCGATCGAATCAAAGCCTCACGCCTGCCGTAACCTACGATTCAAAGGTACAGGCTGGCAGGAGGCACCCACCATGGCCAACCCCAACCAAGACGCCCGCGACGGACGCGGCCACTACATTCGCACCCCAGCGACCGCCGAACGCGACGCCCGCGCCGCCGACCTTCGCGCCCAGAACTGGACGTTCCAGCGGATTGCCGACGAGCTCGGCTACGGCGACAAAACAACCGCCCGCGACGCCGTCCGACGCGCCCTCACCGACATCGTCCGAGGGCCAGCCGAGAAACTCCTCGCCATCCACATGGAACGCCTAGAAACCCTGTACGAGGCGGCCATGGAGGTCATGGAGGCCGACCACGTCGTCGTCTCCCACGGGCAGATCATCAAGGGTGAGGACGGCCAGCCACTCAAGGACAACGGGCCGAAGCTCGCCGCCATCCGCGAGGCACGCCAGACCCTCGACGCGTTCTGGAACCTGGCCGGCATGAAGAAGCCCGCCAAGGTCGAGCACTCCGGCGGCGTGAAGTACGAGATCGTCGGCGTCGACCCTGCGGATCTCGTGTGACCACCGAGGTCGTCCGGTTCGAGCCGCGGGGCGCGAACGTCGACCTCCTCCAATGCCGAGATGCCGAGGTGGCCGCAGTCGGAAGAGCTGGCACCGGCAAGACCCTGACCGCCTGCTGGAAAATGCATCTCACCGCTATGCAGGTGCCGAATCTGCGTGGCCTGATGCTGCGTGCCACTCACGTCTCCCTGACCTCGACGACGCTCGTCTCGTTTCAGCGGCAGGTGGCCGCGCAGGCTCTCGCCGACGGAGGAGTCCGCTGGTTCGGTGGATCCAGCAAAGACCCGGCCGCGTTCAGGTACGCCAACGGGTCGACGATCCTGGTGGCCGGCGGGGACCGGCCGGAGAAGTTCCTGAGCGCCGAACTGGACCGCATTTTTGTGGACGAAGCGGTAGAGATCAGCCTCGACTTGTACGAGACGCTCATCAGTCGTCTGCGGGGTGGCGCGAAGACGTACAAGCAGATCCTGCTGTCGACCAACCCGTCCCACCCCAGTCATTGGATCAAGCGTCGGTCGGACGCCGGGACTCTCCGCATGATCACCTCGACGCATCGGGACAACCCCTACTACGTCGACCGCGACGGCGCGTACACCGAGGCGGGCGCCGAGTACATGGCCAAGCTCGACGCGCTCACCGGGGCGCGGCGCCTGCGCCTGCGGGATGGCCTGTGGGTGGCGTCCGAGGGCGTCGTCTTCGAAGGCTGGGACGACAGCATCCACGTGATCAACCGCTTCAAGCCGCCCGCCAGCTGGACGCGCTGGTGGTCCATCGACCTGGGGTACACGAACCCCTTCTGCTGGCAGGACTGGAGGGAAGACCCGGACGGCCGCCTCTATCTCGTACGCGAGATTTATATGACGCGTCGCCTGGCCGAGGACCACGCCAGGCAGATCTTGCACGTCATGGCACAGAACCAGGACGAGCCACGCCCGCGCGCCATCATCACCGACCATGACGCCGAGGACCGGGCGACCTTGGAAAAGCACCTCGGCATGAGTACCCAGCCCGCCCGCAAGTCCGTCAGCGACGGCATTCAGGCCGTGCAGTCCCGCCTCAAGGCGCAGGGTGACGGCCGGCCGCGCCTGTTCATCATGCGCGGCGGTCTCGTCGAGGAGGACAAGTCGCTTGCCGACTCCGGCCGGCCGACGCGTACGGCAGAGGAGATCCCTGGCTACGTCTGGGCAGTGAAGCCGGGTAGCGGTGCGGGGCTGAAGGAGGAGCCAGTGAAGCGCAATGACCATGGCTGTGACGCGCTCAGGTACATGGTTGCTGCGCGTGACCTGGCGGTGCCGCGGAAGCGTGTGACGCTGCGGTCTGTGAGCCCACGATAGCCACCACCTTCACACCTGTCGGTCAATGCATGCCGTAACCTTCGATTCAAAGGCAATGTGGAGGTGTGGGTATGGCGGGCACGCAAGACCTGATCGACGCCTACGCCGAACTCTGCGACGCCCGCGCCGCCTACGCCAAAGCCGAGGCATACTTCGACGGCGACGTCGACGAGATCTACGCCTCCGACAAAGTCGCCCGCATGCTCGCGAAGTCCAACCTCGACGAACTCGACGCCATCAACTTCGCCCGCATCCCTGTCACCGCCGTCACCGACCGCCTCCACATCACCGCCATCACGACAGGCGACGACGACCTAGACGAAGAGATCAAACGGCTGGTCAAACGCAACCAGCTCGACGAAGAACTCCCCGGCCTCCACACCCGCGCCTGCTCCCAAGGCGACGCCTACCTCATGGTCTGGCCCACCCTCAGCGAGACAGGCGACGTCGACGACGTCGACATGCTCGTCAACGGCGCAGCGACCGTCCGCATCATCTACGACGACGAGAACCCGCTCCGCAAGAAGCTCGCCATCAAGTCCTGGACCATCGGCGCAGGCAAAGACCAGCAGATCCGCGCCGACCTCTGGTACCCCGCCCCACCCGACCAGACCGAGGGCAGGATCGAACGCTGGGTGTGGCAAGGCCGGCACCGCGGCAAACAGAACAAGTGGCAGCCGTACGTGGACGACGGACAGGACGCTGTCCTGCCGAACCCATGGGGCGAGATCCCGTTCTTCCACTACCGCACGGACCGCCCCTACGGCCGGCCTGAGCACTATGCCGCATACGGCCCCCAGGCGTTGATCAACAAGCTTGTCGTCTCCCATGCGGCGACCGTGGACTACCAGTCGCTGCCGCAGCGGTACGGGCTCATCGACCCGGCCGTCGACCAGTCGGGCATGCAGGGCGCCGACTCCGACCCGGCATCCCCGTACGACGACGGCGCCGACCCGGAGGACCCGGGAAACCCGTCGCAGCTACGGAACGACCCGGGAGAACTGTGGCTCCTCCAAGGACTCAAGGGGGTAGGTCAGTTCGACGCCGCCAGCCCTCAGGTGTACCTCGCGCCGTTCGACCGGTACGTGAAGGCCATGGCGCAGGTGACCTGCACCCCGTTCGCCGAGTTCGACTCCACCGGAGACGCCATCAGCGGGAAGGCGAGGGTGGAGGCGAGGGCATCTCTAACGGCCAGGGTGCAGGCCCGGCAACGCTCGTTCGGCGCCACCCACTCCGACGCCTTCGAGTTCGCGCTGCGGCTCCTGGGCTACGACGACGCGGACGTCACGGTCCGCTGGCAGCCCGCCGACTACCGCGACGACGCCGACGGATGGGCCACCACAAAGGCGAAGACCGAGGCCGGCGTCCCCAGGGCCCGCGCGCTCATCGAAGCGGGATGCCCGCCCGAGCTGGTCGAGGAATGGATGCAGTCCCTCGACGACGACGCCGAACTGTCCCGCCGCGCCGACCTACTGGTGAAGATCGGGAACGCAGTCCAGGCCCTCGGCACCGGCGTCCAGCTCGGCGCAGTCCAGAGCGAGGACGTCACTCGCCTTCTCGACAGCGTCCTCGGCGCTACCGC